CAATGGATTTAGTCTTTATGATAGCTCAATTTATAGCCAAGGGGCTACTTTTTCTATTACTGGATTTACCACAAATGCAGGTCCTCCAGTAACAACAGTCTTTACAACTTCTACTAACCACGGCTACCAAGTCGGGGATACTGTTAGAATTGTTAACATGACATCTGCGCCACAATTGGGCGGACTAATCATGACTGTTACGGCAACTAACGGCACTAACACATTTACAACTCTATTAGATTCTACCAATGCTCTTACAAGTGTTGGATCAGTCTATAAGATTGGAAATTTTGCCGTTATGGATTCTGCTTTATATTATCCTCAAAATAGAGTAATTGCAGCTATCACTTTAGCTAACCCAATGGTGGTTACTACACTGGTTCAGCAGAATTATCAAATTGGTGATGTTGTAAGATTCCAGATTCCTGTGGCTTATGGGATGCAGCAACTTGTTAGCACTCAAAATGGTTTACCTTTACAGTTTACCGTTTCTGCTGTTAACAATGCTGTAGGTACTCAGACAGTAACTTTTGCGAACGTTGATTCAACTGCATATACTGCATTTGTTTCTTTGTTGGCAGCTCAGTATCCTCAGTCGCTACCAATTATGGTACCGCAAGGGGAAGGCAATACAAACCAACTTTTGGGAGTCACACCTAGCCCTCTACCGTACGCAAATCAGAACATTTTAGGTTTTGCAAGACAAAACTTAGGTTCTCGTGGCATACTTGTGGGTGCTGGCGATGGCACGAACTCGACAACTGTTGGAGGAATTATCGATGCTGAAGTGTCAGCATGGTACTGGGAAGCAACAACTGTAGAACAGTCGTTTACTTCATAATAAATTGAGAGAGGTTCGCGAGCCTCTCTCTTTTAAAGGAAAATATGGCAAGACAAAAAAAAATTAAAACTATACAAAAGAATGAAACAAGAGAGGTTCATATGACAGATGCAGCAGTATTAGAAGATTTACAGACTGAAATTGATTTAGCTAGAGTCGAATTAGAGAAAACTAAATGCGAAATAGCTGAAAAGAAAGCTCAATCAGATAAATATGTTTATACTGAAAGACCTAATCGGGAGCTAAGTTCAGATGAAAAAGTTATCATGGATAAGCATTTAGGGCTATCGGTAGAAAGAAAGGCATTAGCTGCTAAAATTGAAGAGCAAAAATCACGTGATAATCAAATGGTGACAGGTAGATTTCACAATCTTAGATCTAAGGGACAACCTGCTAAGTTGGCGTATGACAAAAATCCTGGTGATGTTGCTGGTTGGACTACGTTTCAAGACGGTAAAGTTTATACGATTAAGCGTGGTTTTGCAGATCAAATAAATGAATATTATTATACTCCAAAGCATATTCAGAAAGAAGGGCCAGATGATGGACATAGTCAAATTGATAGTGTGGATAAAAGTGATAAGAAATATGCGTTCGTAGCTTTAGGGTACTAATGAGCACTGTAGTTACATATTATCCAGGATATTCACAATTGCAAGTGCAAGAAAATTTGCGTTGTCAAACGATTGCATCGGTGACGAATGCGAATCCTTGTGTCGTGACGACAGTTAATGATCATGGCTATCCAGCAGGAGTTAAGGTTAGATTCTTGATTCCTACTCAATTTGGAATGGTAAATTTAAATCTAGTCAATGTTCAGGTAATCGCGATAACGTTGAATACGTTAACTTTAGATTTGGATTCAACGAATTTTAATGTATTTTCTTATCCGAATCCATTACCATCGGCGTTTACACCTCCAAGTGTAATTCCAGATTCCAGTGGCAAGTTCCTACCGCCCTTACCTCTACCATATGGGAATCAGGATTCTTTTGAAGGTGTTGTTTATAATAATGGTACGCCTAGTAATCCTATAAATGGCATGTAAGGAAATATCATGGTTCAATTACTTGAAATGCGCAATACTGTAAGACGCATGACAGCCCGATATAGTCCTGCTCAGATGCCTGATACACAGATTGATCGATATATTAATCTAGCTTATACTTTGCATTTTCCAGAGCAATTCAAGAATTTAAAGCTAACAAAACCTTATGTATTTACTACTATTCCAAATGTTGACACATACCCATTTTTATACGAAAATAATCCAGCTAATAACCAAGGGCAAAGCGTAACTCAGACACCTGGTAATATAACTATAAGCCCTCCTGTATACTGCCAAGGGTATATCTTAAGGTATTTCCAAGATAAATCTACTTTTTATAATAGATGGCCGAAATTGACTGTAAATCAGCAAATATCTACTGGAACAGGAAGTTTATTTACTTATACAGGCACAATACCATCGACACCATTTCTAAGAGCACAACAGGATATTTTCGGGAATGTCACAGAGGCAGCAGTAATTATTTCGGGTTATAATGATTCTGGCTATAGTTTTTCTATTTCAGATTCCCCACAAATTAATACAAATACTGGTTTGCTTGTTGATACAACAAATTTTCCTGTAGGATTGGTAAATTATGTTACCGGTGCGTATTCGTTCACTTTGGTTATACCCTCTAACACTCCAATATACGCTTCTGTGGTGCCTTATCAATCATCTCGACCAACTGATGTCATATTTTATAATCAGCAGATAACATTTAGGCCAGTTCCGCAGCAAGTTTATCAGGTTGAATTTCAGATTAGTCAGCAACCGACCGACTTGATTGCTAATTCTGACGCGCCTGAACTTGATGAATGGTATCTTTTTATCTGTGCTATAGCTGCAAAACTTATTTATACAGACTTTCCGGATCCTGAAAGCATGGCCTATTTGATGCCAATATACCAAGATCAGTTACAAATGGCTCAACGTCGAACATTAAGACAGATGGGAAGTCAGAGGGCAGCAACTATATTTAGTCAACCTGGGAGACCTTATGCAGGTTATTTCTTTGGTCAAGAATATTCGGGGAACTAATCAATGTCATATAATAGCGCAATTCCTCAGGCAACATCCAAAAGAGTTATATCTCAAAAGCAAATCGCTGCTAACTTTACAGAAATTTTCAATGCGTTTGCGAAGAATCATTCACCGCTTGGTAATCAGGATTTGCAAGGAAAACACAACATATTGATTCTTCGACCACAAGCCCTTGATCCAGCGACTACAGCAACAGAAGTAGCGATATATAATAAAAAAGTTGCTACAGTTCCAAGCGCTACATTAATCCCTAATCTATTTTTCAGACCAAATAATAGCCAGAATACTATTCAAATGACTTATCCAAGCATTGGAACTTCTTCAGCACCAACATATGCAGCAACTCAATATAGTTTCGTTGCAGGTCCTTTTGTTGTTTATACAGGTGTTCTAATTAATCCGACGGATGGGGATATAGTTACCGTCTTACCTGCAACGACATTAAGGTATGTTGGACTTGGAGTACAAAATTTTGAAATTGGATCTACCATCGTTTCAACTCATGCAATTCCTACAGCTATAGCAGCAAATTCATTTACTATACGATTTCAAACAAGTACAGGATCTAAAAGAAATATTTACTACTTAGCGATAGGAAACTAATGAGCGGTCCTAATTTAAATGAGTATAATAAAATTGTCCCTCAGCCTAATGATTTTCTTGCTGATTCTCAAGATGATTTTTTAACTAATTTTGGACAATTATATAATGCATTTGCAAGGAATCATGTTGCTCTTGATGCTGCTTCTTTATCTGGTAATCATACAAAGATTGAATTGTTACAGCAATCTCAAGGACCTGAAACAAGCGTTGGTGAAATTTCTTTATATTCAAAAAAACTTGTACAACCAAAACAAACAACGATTCAATTATATCATAGATATCAAGGTGGTGCAGCAGCAGGAACAGAAGTTCAATTGACAAATTATCAATTATATTCTCCAGGGGCTTTAGAACAAGGACTTGTTAGCTTTTTCACTTTTCTACCTGGTGGATTAATTTTATATTTTGGAATAATAAACTTCTCTAAAGCTCCTGCAAATTCTTTATATTTACAACCTTATATTTGCACAAATATTATGGCATATAATTTTTGTGTTAAAGGAACGAAACTTTTTGCTGATCCAACAGTTGTTTTTATAAACACAGAAAGACCACCAATAGTTACTAGGTTTCAAGCACAACCAGCATTTAATATTCCTTTTGAACCTAAATTTCCTAATGTTGATTATTATTTTATAGTTTTAGGTAATACCACATGACTTATTCTCCAATTACTCCTCAATCTCAACCATCACCAGCAGCCACTCAGGCGCAAATTCAAACTAATTTTGCTCAATATGCTTTGAAATTTCTTGTTAATCATAGCGCGTTAAATACGAAAAATCAGGGTGATCACGAAAAAGTAATTTTAGAGAATCAAATTGGTGATCCAGGGGTAATTAATGATCAAGTAACATTATTTTGCAAAGATGCAGGTTCCAATTTTGGAGGAACTCAACCTCAATTGTTTGCTCAAATTCTTAAATTCCTTCCGACTCTGAATGATGGACATGATGCGCCAAATGTTGGAATGCAGTTGACGGAAAGTATTGTTAATACAGTTGGCCCTAATCAATTTCAAAGCTTTCTTCCAGGTAATTACATGCTTTATTTTGGAACTGTGACAGCTACGGGAACAGTGACTTTAGTTCCTGCACCTACCACATTACATGTTGCATTAGCCATACCAAATAATTTATCAAGCCCGGGAACCCCAATTCCTTTTTCAGCAGCAACAAATAAAACAAGCGAATCAACATTTGATATAATTTCGAATTCAACAGGTGTTTTTACTATTACTTGGATAGCTATCGCAACAGCGTAGGATATATGACAACTCAGCAATTTCTAATAGGACCGATCAATGAA